CCCACATTAGCCCCCACACTTGCCCCTTAAGCCCACCCAAGTCTACCCAAGCCCACCCAAGCAACTGCCCCTCGTGGTCCCTTGTGTTCCCTTGGGTGGTCCAAGGTGGGATCGAGGTGACATCGAGGTGACATCGAGGTGACATCGAGGTGCATGTTGCGTGGCCTGGAGAATGTAATGTTATAACATAACAATCCGAGGGGCGGGGGGGCGGGACTGCACATGATAATTATTGTAGTAGGCACTTAGGTTTGCAAAAGAGTAAATTAGAAAAACACCCCTCAAGCCCCTTTAGACCCCTCAAGTACCCATCAAGTACCCATCAAGTTTACTTTGGTATCACAATGGAATTTACTCTGGTATTTCCTGTTATTACCTGTGTTAGAACAATAGTAGACTAACCTATTAGGTTAATACAACCTATTGTGTGTAAAAGTAAAAGTAACACTATATGTAGTGATATGCCGTGTAGAACAAAAGGAGAACTTTGGTGTATAAAAAAAGGTAGTGCTAGGTGTTTACTTTAACTTAAAAATATGCTATAATAAAAGTATATATACACATGTAAGACTATAAGAGTTCTCTTAGAGTTCTCTTGATGTAACTCTTAGAGTAACTATAAGAGTAACCTTTAAGAATAAACCTTAAAGAATAAATACTAAGTAACTACTTAATGGATAACTTAAGACCCACTTAAGATACTACTAGGGGGTCTATTGCCCATGTCAAACGAAATAGAAACTGATTTAGTTGTCATCCCAGAAGGGGTTGTGTCTTCTACACCTCAGAAGGGTGTCATCACCAGAAAGACCACCAAGGGTAGACCCCCAAAGGCTTCCTTAAAGCCTAAGCCCAGACCTGTGGGGAGACCAAAGGGTGATGCAGCAATCATCAATGAGTACAAGCAAAGGATGCTTGCCTCCCCTAAGTCAGCTAAAGTTCTTGACTCTATTTTTAATGCAGCACTGAATGATGACCATAAGAACCAAGCAGCAGCATGGAAACTACTTATGGATAGAATGCTACCTGTCTCTGCTTTTGAGCAGGAGATTCAAAAGAACAATGGAAAGTCTGCAATCACAATCAACATCTCAGGTCTTGTATCCTCCTCAACAGACCAAGGTGATACATTAGACATAGACCCCTCCCAGGACGCTGTAGACGGTGAATACTTTGAAACCTAAGATTTACCATGGTCAAAAAGCAGTTGATAAGGTCTGTGAAGTGTACAATCTAAAGAAGCCCTTGCCCCTCCCTATGGAAACTATAATCCTCCATGAGGGGTACTGTGATGGTGAATACAAGGACGATAAGGGTGTGATAACCAAAGGTGTGGGTCAAACAAGGTTTTACCTTGATAAACCATTCCCTGAAGTGTATGAATCCTTTGTAAGACAAACCAAAGACCTCACTCCTCAATTTGAGTTTCTCAATGAGGAGACTCAAGCAGCGATCCTAAGTGCTATGTACAGGGGAGACTGGCAACAGTCCAGAAAGACCCGTATGTTGTTTAACCAAGGTAAGTTCAAAGAGGCTGCTAAAGAGTTCTTGAATAACAACGACTACAATCAAAGAAAACTTAACAACACTAATGATGGTGTGGTTAAGAGAATGGATTACATTGCCAAGGTGATTGCAAGCAATGAAGTATAGTATTGGCAAGAATCTAACAGCAGGTGTATCCAATACTATCCTGACAGTGCCTACGGGTTACCATGCTGAAGTCACTATGTTGTTTATCTCCAACATTGGTGGCTCCACTAAAACAGTAACTTCTGCTTGGCACGATGGATCAACCATTACTTTTCTTGGTGGTAAATCAGTAGGTGCTTCTGACTTTGTTCAGTTTGGTGGTCCTTTGGGGTCTTTCCTGATTATGACGGATGGTGATTACATGACCATCACCCCTGAAGCAGGAAGCACGTTTACCTGTATTATCTCCTTCCTCCTTTATCCCCACCAAGCCACTAACTTCACCTTCTGATGACTGAACTCAACGTCAAGCTACTCAAGTGGCAACAGACAGTCTGGAAGAACAATGAGCGTTTCCAGGTCATTGCTGCCGGTAGACGTTGTGGTAAGTCCAGATATGCTGCATGGAGAATGATTGTAGCTGCCCTTGACTCCAAACCAGGGGAAGTGTGGTACATAGGTCTTACCCAAGGTAACGCCAGGGACATCATGTGGTCTTTGTTGCATGACTTAGCAAGGCCTGTGATTAGATCCTCCCATGTAAATAACCTACAGATTACATTAATCAACGGTTCCATGATCTCCCTCAAGGGTTCAGATAGACCGGACACCATGCGAGGTGCTTCCTTGAAGCTGGCTGTACTGGACGAGGCTGCTTTTATGAAGTCCTCGGTATGGGAAGAGATCATTAGACCTGCTTTGGCTGACCAAAAGGGCAAAGCAGTCTTCATTGGTACCCCTGAAGGTAGAAACTGGTTTTATGAACTCTTTGCTTATGCAGACAAGGCGGAAGATACCGATTGGGCTGCCTATCATTTCACCAGCTACGACAATGAAATGCTCGATAAGGAAGAAATTGACAATGCAAAGAAGTCAATGTCAACCCATATCTTCAACCAAGAGTTCATGGCGTCCTTTAACGCCAAGGAATCAGAGCTTTTCAAGGAGTCTTGGCTGAAGTTTGACACTGAGGAGCCTGAAGGGGGTGATTATTACATCTCCATTGACCTTGCAGGCTTTGAACAGGAAGGTAAAGCAAAGAAGAAACGTCTTGATGACTCAGCAATGTCCATCGTAAAGGTCACCGATGAGGGACTTTGGTGGGTTAGAGAGATCAAAAGTGGTCGTTGGTCCTTTGATGAGACCATCAGAAACATCTTTTGGGCTGTTCAAAAGTACAAACCCATTGCTGTGGGTATTGAGAAGGGGATTGCCAAGCAAGCAATCATGTCCCCTTTGACTGATATGATGAAAAAACACAATTTGTTCTTTAGGGTAGAAGAGCTAACCCACGGGAACACCAACAAAACAACCCGAGTTGTCCACGCATTGCAGGGTAGATTTGAACATGGAAGGGTTATTCTCAATGAAGGTGAGTGGAACATTAAGTTCATTGACCAATTGATGCAATTCCCCTCCGTTCTAACACATGATGACTTGATAGATAGTCTTGCCTATATTGACCAATTGGCAAAAGTGTGTTATTCTTATGACTTTGAAGTGGACGAATGGGAAGAATTTGATCTTGTAGCGGGATATTAAGTAATGCTTGAAAACTATACTGCTGAGACTGAAGAACTCCTCGTAGAGCAAGATCTTGCTTCTTGGGTTCTTGACAAGTGCCAACAATGGCGTGACCACTACGAAAGCAATTACCAGCTTAAGCACGACGAATACTACCGTCTGTGGCGTGGAATCTGGTCTGCTGACGACGTAGAGCGTCTTTCCGAGCGTTCACGCATCATTGCCCCTGCACTTCAGCAGGCAGTGGAGTCCAATGTGGCTGAACTTGAGGAAGCCACCTTTGGTCGAGGCAAGTGGTTTGATATTACGGACGATATGAATGATCCTGACCGTAGGGACATCCAGTATCTTCGCAATAAACTCTCCGAAGACTTTGAGAAAACCAAAGTACGTAAGGCAGTGGCTGAATGTTTGATCAATGCTGCTGTCTTTGGCACCGGCATTGCTGAAATCACCATCTCCGAAGAGAAGGAAATGGCTCCTGCTACGCAGCCTTTGATGGACGGACAGCTTCAGGCTGTAGGTGTCAACATCAAGGACCGTACTGTCGTCAAACTTCGCCCTGTGATGCCCAATAACTTCCTCATTGACCCTGTAGCCACCAGCATTGAAGAGGCTATGGGGTGTGCCATTGATGAATTTGTCTCTCGTCATCAAGTAGAGCTGCTTCAGGAGAAGGGTGTGTACTCCGATGTGTACATTGCCGATGCTCCTTCCGATACGGACCTTGAACCTGACCAAGATCTGACTGTTTACAACGACGATAAGATCCGTTTGACCAAATACTATGGTCTTGTGCCCCGTAAGTTGCTTGAGTCCGTAGAGGACAATGCTGAAATTATTAAACTCTCCGAGGACGAAGGAGAAGATTCCAATTCCATGTACATTGAGGCAATCGTAGTCATTGCCAATGAAGGTGTTTTGCTCAAAGCAGAGCCAAAT